GCACCTAGAGCAGCCGTGGCTATGGGCAACGCATTAGTAGATCCTACAGAGTTAGGTATACGTGATAAGATGGTGGCAGCAAAAGACTTGTTAGATAGGGCAGGATACATAAAAACAGAAAAGGTTAACGTAGAATCATCTGGTGGATTGTTTGTTCTTCCTGCTAAAGAAGGAAAGAATGAGTGACAGTCGTAACGATCTAGGATATTGGACACTGCCTTTACCAGATGTTGAGGGTAAGGAGTGGAACAGAATACCTAGAGTTTCTAGACACATACCATTTGGTTACGTTGTAGACTCTGAGGATAATGACTACCTAATACCTGTGCCAGAAGAACTTGAAGCGTTGGAGATGGCAAAGAAACATCTAAAGCAGTACAGCTACAGAAAAGTAGCGAACTGGTTAACACAACAGACAGGACGTTCTATATCGTTCAGAGGTTTAAAGAAGAGAATAGATATTGAAAACAAACGCAGAAAAGTTACTGGCATTAAAAGGCAACTCGCCAAAAGGCTCGAAAAAACGCTACACCAGATCAAAAAACTCGAAGAAAGTACAGGCACATACACCACCGAAGATAGAACAACCTAGTATAAACTACGAGTTTAAAGAAGAACAAGAGGTTCAACAAGATGTATTGTTTAAACCTAATGACGGACCTCAAACAGATTTCTTAGCATCCTCAGAGCGTGAGGTGTTATACGGTGGAGCAGCAGGAGGTGGCAAGTCGTTTGCCATGTTAGCTGACCCACTCAGAGGACTAAACAATCCTAACTTTAGTGGACTGTTAGTTCGACACACAACAGAGGAACTAAGGGAGCTGATACAAAAGTCTCAGGAGTTGTATCCAAAAGCTATTCCTGGAATTAAATGGTCAGAAAGAAAGTCGCAGTGGGTGACTCCTAAGGGGGGACGACTTTGGATGTCATACCTAGATCGTGATCTAGATGTGATGCGATACCAAGGTCAAGCATTTAACTGGATAGGCTTTGACGAACTAACACAGTGGGCGACACCATATGCTTGGGACTATATGCGTTCACGACTTAGAAGTGCAGACCAGACGTTAGGTTTGTATATGAGGGCAACTACTAACCCTGGAGGTGCAGGACATCAATGGGTAAAAAAGATGTTTGTAGATCCCTCACCACCCAACACATCGTTTTGGGCAACAGATACGGAAACAGGCAATGTTATTACATTTCCAAAAGGTCATAGCAGAGAGGGGCAACCTCTGTTTAGAAGACGCTTCATACCTGCTAATCTTTTTGACAATCCTTATCTAGCAGAATCTGGTGACTACGAAGCAATGCTATTGTCATTGCCTGAACATCAGAGGAAGCAACTACTAGAAGGTAATTGGGACGTAGCAGAAGGTGCAGCGTTTCCAGAGTTTGACAGAACAAAGCATGTAGTTGAACCATATAAGATACCTGCTAGTTGGCGAAAGTTTAGAGCGTGTGACTATGGTTATGGAAGTTACTCAGCTGTTGTATGGTTAGCTGTTACACCGTCTGAACAACTTGTAGTATATAGAGAGTTACAAGTATCAAAAGTATTAGCTTCAGATCTTGCAGATAAAATATTGCAATTAGAAGCAGAAGATGGTACAATACAGTATGGAGTTTTAGACAGCTCACTATGGCACAAAAGAGGTGACACTGGACCTAGCCTAGCAGAGCAGATGATTATAAGAGGTTGTAAGTGGCGACCATCAGATAGAAGTAGAGGTAGTAGAATTGCAGGAAAAAACGAATTACACAGACGACTCCAAGTTGACGAGCACACCAACGAACCTAGGCTTGTTGTATTTAATAACTGCACAAACCTTATATCTCAACTTCCTAGTCTCCCTCTTGACAAAAAGAACAACGAAGACGTAGATACAAACGCTATGGATCATATGTACGATGCATTACGTTACGGCATTATGACACGACCTAGAAGTTCTATATGGGACTATAACCCTGTAAATCAGCGAACAGGCTTTCAAATCGCTGATCCTAACTTTGGATACTAAGCATGGCAGAAGATAACGAAATACCCTTTGACACGGATGGAGTGTCTGTAATACAGGATAATGATCCTGCACTAACATCAGAAAGTGACGTTGTAAGTTTTGTACAAGGTAGATTTAAAAGAGCCGAAGACGTAAGACAGCAAGACGAACAAAGATGGCTCAAAGCTTACAGAAACTACAGAGGACTATATGGTCCTGACGTTCAGTTTACAGAGACAGAAAAGTCTAGAGTATTTGTAAAAGTAACAAAAACAAAAACACTTGCAGCATACGGTCAGATAATTGACGTATTATTTGGCAACACATCATTTCCACTTACGGTAAATCCTACAAAATTACCAGATGGTGTAGCTGATTCGGTACATATCAATCTAGATCCTAATGCTGATAGAGCACAGGACGCACTTAAACAGGCTTTCGAGGACAAACCTCCAGAGCCTTTTTTATTTGCACCTGATGGACAACTTAGAGCAGGAGAGACTGTACAAGATTTAGAGAATAGACTTGGTGGCAGCACAGATAAATTATCTAACATATCTGACAAACTTATAGAGGGTGCAGGAGGAACACCACAAACAGTTACCTTCCATCCTGCTATGGTTGCTGCAAAAAAGATGGAAAAGAAAATACATGACCAGTTAGAGGAGTCAGGAGCAAACAAACAATTACGTAATGCAGCGTTTGAGATGGCATTGTTTGGCACAGGCATCATGAAAGGTCCGTTTGCTATAGACAAGGAATATCCTAACTGGGGTGAGGATGGTGAGTATGACCCACTTATAAAAACTGTACCATCAACAAGTCATGTATCCATATGGAACTTATACCCTGATCCTGATGCATACAACATGGATGAAGCAGAGTATTGTGTAGAAAGACATAAGCTGTCTAAAACACAAATGCGTAATCTAAAAAACAGACCATACTTTAGAGCAGAATCCATAGAAGCCTGTCTTGACATGGGAGCACAATACGACAAGAAGTATTGGGAAGACGACATGAAAGACTACGCTATAGAAAACTACACAGAGCGATATGAGGTTCTAGAGTTTTGGGGATACGTAGATGCTGATAAACTTGAAGAGAATGGAGTAGAGATACCTGATGATCTAAAAGATCTAGATCAGATAAACTGCAACATATGGGTATGTCAAGGGCATGTTCTTAGAATGGTTCTTAATCCTTTCAAGCCAGTGCGTATACCTTACTATGCTGTGCCTTACGAGCATAATCCATACAGTTTCTTTGGTGTGGGTATAGCAGAGAACATGGATGATACACAGACACTGATGAATGGTTTCATGCGTATGGCTATAGACAATGCTGCGTTGAGTGGTAATCTTATTATAGAAGTCGATGAAACTAATTTAGTTCCAGGACAAGACCTAAGTGTGTATCCAGGAAAAATATTTAGACGACAGGGTGGTGCTCCAGGACAAGCTATCTTTGGTACAAAGTTTCCAAACGTGGCAGGAGAGAATATGCAACTGTTTGACAAAGCACGAGTGCTTGCAGACGAGAGCACAGGCTTCCCAAGTTTTGCACACGGACAGACAGGCATACAAGGTGTAGGACGTACAGCGTCAGGTATATCTATGTTGATGTCTGCAGCAAATGGTTCTATACGAAATGTTGTAAAGAATGTAGACGACTATCTGTTAGCACCTTTGGGTAAAGCTTTCTTTAGTTTTAATATGCAGTTTGATTTTGATCCTGACATCAAGGGTGATCTAGAAGTCAAGGCACAAGGTACAGAAAGTTTGATGGCAAACGAAGTACGTAGTCAAAGATTGATGCAGTTTTTACAGGTTGCATCTAATCCTGCACTTGCACCGTTTGCTAAGATGGATTATATAATTAGAGAGATTGCAAAGGCTATGGATCTTGATCCTGATAAGGTTACCAATAGTCTGCAAGATGCTGCAATACAAGCTGAGATATTTAAGCTATTTCAGCAACAACAACCTGCACCACAGCAGCAACCTCAACAAGCACCTGCAGGAGCTGACGCTCAAGATACTACAGGAGCAGGTGGAGGAACAATAGGTACAGGTCAAGCACCAACACCAGATGAAGAGGGATTTACAGGTAATGTCTAAGATTAAAGAGTTAACGAATAACAAAGAACTATGGGATGCATTTGTGGAAGAACTACAAAGATCCATCGTAAACTATCAAAGAACTATTGAGCAAACAGAAAAGCCATCTGACATTTACAGATTGCAAGGTGCTATCTCTGCTCTTAGACGTTTGATGCAACTAAGAGATATGATGAATAATGGAAAGTGACGTAAATCAAAGACGTAAGGAAAGACGAGAGGCTCAAAGAAGGGCTAAGATTCCGTTGCTTCAGATGCAAGAGGCTGATGCTAAAAAGTTTATTGAAAGCGATACAAACTATGCTCGAAAACCTTTTTATCAAATGTATCTAGAAAGAAATCCTGATGATCCGTATAAACACAGGAACGCTTTAACAGCTGTGACACTTGCTGAGGGTACACAGTTTGGTACTGGAACACTTGCTGTAGACGCACAACAAGCTTTTGAAAGAGGACAACCTGTATTAGGTACAACTCTTTCTGGCTTAACATATCTTAGTGCAGGAGCACCCTTTCTTGCTAAACCGTTAAGTGTGGTTGCTAAGAAGATTGCTAGAAGAAATAAAGTGGAGGAGTTATTAGGTGAAGAAGGAGAAGTGTTAGACGTAGTACGGACTGACCCACCAGATATGGTAACACCTCCTGCAGAAAAAGCACCTGTTGTTAAAACTGAGAAACCAAAACCTTTTAGTCAAAAATTTGTAGGATATGACGAAACTCTTGATGAGTCTGTTCAGGGTATCAGAGCTGTCACTAACTTAGTAGAGAGAGGAAAACCTTTTCCTTTAGGCTCTCCTAGAAACACAAACATTGGCACAAACAATATACTCGCACACCCCACAGAAGTGTTAGGTGTTGCTTACAGTGGAGTTACTAATCAATTAAGAAATTTAGATAGAAGAATGTTAGCACAGTTAGGCTATGGAAAAGATATAGAAGTAAAGGTAGATAATGCGACAGGTGAGAAAACACCATACATTAAAGCAAGTAATTTAGTAAGATTTTTTGATAAATTAACAGACCCTAAGATAGGTGCGTTAGAACAAGACGAGGTGCAGTATTTAATAAATAAAAAATTACTGAATGACCAGTTTGGCATAAAAGTAATAAATACTGTAGATAAAAAAGGTAGAAGAATGAAAGCTGTTAAGGAAGAAGATGATCAGCTTTTAAATTTAAACACACTAAAAACAACGTATGAAGATGAAGTAGTAAAAAAAGGTTTTGCAGATTTTACTTTTCAAAGAGACAAACAAGGTTTTACAACAAGTCAACCAGAATTTTCTAGCTATAGAGGTTATGCAGGACAAACACAAAGTTTGTTATACCCTGAGATTGGTTATGAGGCTGTTACCTTTAACAGTAAAAACTTACCACAAAATGTAATAGATAGATCAAAACATGGTTTTAGGGGTGATGTGCTAGGTCATGCTAGGTTCTCAGTAAGAGATATAACAAAAGATGCTGTAAAAAAAGCTACAAAAGATGTACTTAAAAACGATAGAATACATGAAGAGTTTCAAACTAAATTTGCAGCAGATAATCTGAATGATTTTATGGACACCTTAACAAATTTTAAAGAGAGAATGTCTGCTTTAAGAACAAGTCCTACAATAGGTCCATTCACACCAAATATCCTAGATAGTGATAGTTTAGACACTGTTAGAGAAAAAGTCATGCAAACACAATTCAATGAAATAATGTATGCAACTCCTCCTGAAACACGTGTTCTTGAAAGATATGAAGACCCTGTAACTGGTTTTGGTATGTATAGTTACAGAGAGGGTTTAATGAATTATCTAAGAGATAAAGCAGCAGCAAATGTAGAGAGAGCTAAAACATTCATACCATCAGAAAGAATAACAGGCGAACAACAAGCGTTTGCAGCAAAATATGGATTAGACGAAGGTTCTATATCTCTTACTAACACAATGACTAGTGCTACTGAATATAAAGTGCAAAACATTTTAAGAATGCTACACGAAAACGAAGCGTTCCAAAAGTTAGCTAATCATAAAAATTTTAAATACCATAATGTGGCATTAAAAGAATTAAGTGATGAAGAAAAATATACAGCTTATCCAAGTATGAACATACTTTTTGATGATCCAAAAAATTACGATAGATCTCTTTTATCTACTTATTCAATAAAAGATCCTTTATATACAGGCGATGAAGACGCAGTATTTAGACAAGACGGTGTAAAAAAAGTAATGACTAACTACGGTTTATCAAAAGATTTAATGAAGCACATAATAAAACAAGACGACCTTGGTGATGCTTTAAAAGTAAGGAGGATACAAGAAACAGATGAGGGTATGCCACCTGAGGGTTATACATTAGAACAAATGAATGATTATAATTTTCAAAACAGAGATGCCTTAGAAGTCAGGGAAGAATTAATTTCCAACCTGTTAGAAAATTTTGATAACGATCCTTTATTTGATAAGGGAAACGGCAGTCCTATTTTTTCAGGATATGGCATAGATGACGTAGAAGATGCATTAGATGAAGTACAGGCTGCTTTAGAGTTTGTTGAAAAAGATTTTCCTATCATAAGACTTACTTCAAAAGAGATGGAGTCTCTAGAAAAGCTTGAAGATCAATTACAAAAAAAGGGTGTAAACTTAGATAAAAAGTTTTTGCATGATTATCGTTTACTTGAAGCACATAGAGATCCAAAAAATGTGGATTCTTCTTTAAGTGCTATTACAAATTTTGATTCCTACAATCTCCAAGCACGTTTAAAGCTTTTAAGAAAAGCAGCTAAACATACAGGTAAAATGAAAAAAACAACAGATGGCGATTTGGTTTATGATGCAGATAATGATGTTGGATTATTTGCTGATAATAGAGATGCTTTTGATGCATTACCATCACGACAGAAACTAATTGTGCTTGATCGTATAAAGGCATTAAGAGTTAAAAGATTTCATAATGAGATTTTATCAGACTTAATAGATTACCATGTAAAAAAATTTAATAGCATTGATAATATTGTACGTAGTGAAAATTTTGCTAATGAAAGTTTTCTTGACAAAAGTGTAAGATTAGCAAAAGATAAAAAAGCTTTTTTGGGAGAAGACCAAGCTAATCCTACAGAACAAACTAAATTTTTAAAACAACAAGCACTTGATGATTTTTATAAAATAATAAATGAAAAAACTAGCCCCACTTATGGAAATGCTTTAACTTTTAGTCAAGATGACGTAAACAGATTTCTTAACGATGCTGAGAGTTATGTAAATAAAGATTTTGATAGGACACGTACAGGATTTGATGAAACAGGCAATGTGTACGATGTATATCAAGGTATACTTGAAGATGTTCTTGACAACGACAAAACTAGTTTAGACTTTATAGCTAGGGTTGTTACTACTGATGATATGATAGATCTTCAAGACGCAAGAAGTGGACTAACTAAGGCTTGGGACAAACTAGTTCTTAAATCTTTAGAAATAGATAATCCAGTTACACCATTAATAGAGTTTAAATCTCCTATACGTTTTTTAGAGAGAGAGTCAAGAGAGCATGAAAGATTTCAAGACTTATTAAAAAACATGGATACTGAAGAAGAAATGGCTCAAAGAGGACGCTTTTCATCTGATTTTAAAGTAACTGGAAACTATGAAAACGATAAAAATAAAATTACAATTTTTGAGCAAATATTTGTAGAGGGATTAGAAAGAGATAAAAATGTACCTACATCAAAAGGCATAGAATTAATACCTTTTATAAGAAAGTTTAAATACGCTAAAGACAGGTATGAAGACTTTTTAAAAAGTATGTCACAGGCAACAAAAAATGATTTGTTAAGATCAAAATTTATAGAAAAATATACTGAAGCTGATATAGATAATTTTATAAATAGATCTATACAACCGTTTAATGAAATTAAAGAAGAGGGTAAAGGGACTGCTAACCTTTTTGCTAGTCCTGTAAACATATCAAAACTAACAACTGAGCAATTAAGATCTGTCAGAGGAGGACAGATTAATTATGATAATCCAGAATTTTTATCAGACAAAGCTCCTGAAAACTCCCCAAATAAAATTAAATTTACAAATAATCAATCCGTAGATTACATGGTAAATGATATAAGAGACTTTTTAAACACACATGATTTCGGAAAAGATGTTGATGCTTTCGGTGTTCCTTTAGAGGATAAGTATAGGTCAAGCGTTTTTGCAAGAGATGACACTACAAATGTTCTTGACAGAGTTCTTCTTTCTGAAGACCTAGACGCAAACTACGCAAGACCTGACTCAGGATACATGAATATTATGGATTTAAGAACAGCTAGAGGTAAACCTTATTTTTTAAAAAGAGGAAGAGTCAGACGAAATGAGTCTAGAAATGAAAGAAGGGGTATAGATGTTAATCCATCAATTACTTTTGGAGAACTTTCTACCATAGGGGATGATATTAGAGATTTAAAAGAGGCATACTCTCAGTCTCCCATAGCTAATATGAGAAGAAAGCTAGAGGAGCTTTCTAGGTCTGGTGGTGACATAGATTCAAAAGTTCTTGTTTTAGATGAACTTCAAAGTGACATACATAATGATATGTTTAGAAGATCTGGAGGTGCAACAGTAAAAGAAGGTGACGCTCCTCTAGGAGAGAGTCATGATGCTTATGTTAGACGTTTACTTACAGCAGCTATAATTTTAGCCAAACAAAAAGGGATTAAAAAAATTGTAATACCTAACTATAAAAAACAACGTCAGGCTAGAGGTAGAATGTCAGAAGACATTATACAAAGAGCTTATAAAAATGGTGTAGAAAGAGCTTTAAGATTTTTTAAACAAGAGACTGAAGGAAGAATAAAAACATCTAAAACAAACGAGCTTTTGTATACAACTTCTGGCAATGAAGCAGGTAAACTTGACGACATTGCTAGTGGCGATATTATTGATCTGGAGGGTTTTACATTTGATCCTAAAAAGGGTGATGTCTTTAGATATAACGAAGGTGGGTTAGCTGCCTAACTAAAAAGGGGTAATACTATGGAAGAGCAAATGAAGTTTGCGTTTATGCAACGAGGTGGTGTCTTAAAGGACGATGGCATGAACAGAGATCCTGTTAGTGGCAATGAAGTGCCTTCTGGTAGTATGGCTAAAGAAGTTAGAGATGACATAGATGCTAAACTTAGTGAGGGTGAATATGTTGTACCTGCTGATGTTGTTCGCTTTCATGGTGTACAGAAGTTTGAAGAACTGCGTAATCAAGCAAAGCAAGGCTTTGGTAGAATGGAAAAGGACGGTAGAATAGGTGGTCAACCTGTAGATGATGACTTTCCTATTCCTATGGATCAGTTACAAACATTTGATGAAGGTGGTGATACTAGCACATACGAACAAACTTTTGGTCAACCTTTTACTATGGGACAACGCTATGGCAGCATGGGTGCTCCACAGAATAGAGGATACGAACTCATCACTTACACAAGTCCTGACGGTAAACGAACTATAGTTATACCACACTTCAATGGTAAACCCATGAGTGCTGTGCCTACAGGTTTTACTGAGCAAGGTGGAGCAGGTGCTACGGCAGGTGGTAGTGGTGTCGGCATGACAGATGATGAGGATAGAATTGATGACATGGAGGCACAACGTCTAAGAAATATAGATCAGCCTGTTACGATAGATCCTTTGATGCAAGCACAGTTAGATAAAGACGCACAGTTAAGTCAACCAAAAGCCATAGAGAGTTTTACAGGAAAAGACTACGCTGATTACTACAATCAGACACAAGGTTTTGGCATA